TTCTTTATTAAGCTATATGGTCAATATGGAACATTTCTATTAGGTGATCCAAATAGTGCAACACCTAGAGGAACTGCATCTAGTTCTGCAGGAACACCAGTGGTTAATGGAGCAAGTCAAACTGGAGATACTTTAAATATTGATGGAGTACCAGCAAGTCAAACTGGTTATTTAAAAGCAGGTGATTATATTCAATTAGGTTCTACAAGTAGTGCAAGAATATATAAAGTTTTAGATGATGCAAATAGTAATGGCTCTGGTGAAGTAGCTTTAACAATTTATCCTAATTTAAGATCATCACCATCTGATGGAGCAACAGTTGTTGTATCAAGTGCAGTTGGTTTATTTAGATTAACAACACCTACACATAATTGGGCAATTAGTACAGATGGCATATATTCGCTATCATTTGGAGCAGCAGAAGCGTTATGAGTAGAGGTTTAACAACTGCAGTAAATAATATATTAGTAAGTGATAATTTATCACCATTTTTTGCAGTAGATTTAGCATTTGATGGAGGTCATTTTGTTGCTTGGACAGGTTATGGAAATATTACTTTTGGTGGCACAACTTTCATTGGTGGTGGCGATTTTTTGGGTATTTCTCAAATAAGTGAAACATTTGAAATTCAAGCTAATGGAATAAATATAACATTATCTGGAATACCATCTGATTTAATATCAAGTGCTTTAAATGAAACATATCAAGGCAGACCTGCAAAGTTATATTTAGGTTTATTAGATGCTAATGGTGCAGTTGTTGCCGATCCTTATTTAATGTTTAGTGGTCGTATGGACACAATGGGCATTGAAGATAGTGGTGATACTGCCAATATAGGATTAACTGCTGAAAGTCGATTAATTGATTTAGAAAGAAGTAGAGAAAGAAGATATACATCTGAAGATCAAAAGATAGATTATCCAAATGATAAAGGATTAGAATTTATTGCTGATTTACAAGATAAAGAGATTGTATGGGGAAGATAAATGGGATTTTTTAAAAATTTCGTTAAAGCATTACAAAACCCAGCAACATTAGTTGCAGCAGTTGCTGCCGTTGTTCTTGCTCCTGCAACTGGTGGTAGTAGTTTAGCATTATTTGCAAAAGCATATGTAATAACTGCAGCCACAACTGCAGCAATGCAAACATTATCACCACAAGCTAAATTGCCTAGTTTTAGTGACTTTTCAACACAATCACAAAACAGAACACAAATGATTAAGCAACCAACAGTTGCTAGACGAGTTATTTATGGTGAAACAAGAGTGTCAGGTGTTTTAGGATTTGCTGAAAGTACAAATGATGATAAATATCTTCATTTAATTATTTTAATGGCAACACATGAAGTTAATTCTATAGGTCAAATATATATAAATGATACTGCGATAACTATTGATGGAAATGGTAATTGTACTGCACCAACACAATATGCAAATCTAATTAGAATTAATAAACATTTAGGTGCATCAAATCAATCAGCAGACACAGATTTAATTGCAGATAGTAATGGCAAATGGACAACCAACCATAAATTAAGTGGCATTGCTTATGTCTATGCCAGATTAGAGTTTGATGCAGATGCATTCCCAAATGGATTACCAAATATATCAGCTATAGTTCAAGGTAAAAAATTATATGACCCTAGAACATCTTCAACTGCATATTCAACAAATCCTGCATTAGCTATTAGAGATTATTTAACAGATAGTATTTATGGATTCAATGCATCAACAGATGAAATAGATGACACTTCATTTACAACTGCAGCTAATGTATGTGATGAAAATGTTACTTTATCTGGTGGTGGTACTGAAAAAAGATATACAGTTAATGGAACTTTTGAAAGTAACGGAAGTCCAAAACAAATATTAGAAAATTTATTAAGTCCTATGGGTGGAAATGTTGTTTTTTCTAATGGAACATTTAAAGCAAAAGCAGCTAAATATGTATCGCCAACTGTTTCATTAGATGAGGGTGATTTAAGAGGTTCTATTGCTTTACAATCCAGAAGATCAAGGAGAGATAATTTTAATGCAGTTAAAGGTGTTTTTACATCACCAGATAATAATTTTATAGCTGCAGATTACCCTGCTTTCACATCAACAACATTTCAGAATGAAGATAATGGAGATCAAGTCTTTTTAGATATGGATTTGCCATATACAACTTCATCACCTATGGCACAAAGATTAGCTAAAATTGCATTGTTTAGAAATAGACAACAAGTGACATTAGATATGCCTTGTAAGTTAAAAGCATTTCAACTTAATGTAGGTGATACTGTATCTGTTACTAATGAAAGATTTGGATTTAGTTCTAAGGTTTTTGAAGTTGCAGAATGGAATGTTGCATTTGAGAATGATGGTAATGGTGTTCCTATTATGGGAGTTGATTTAGTTTTAAGAGAATTAAATAGTGCAGTTTATGATTGGAATGCTGAAGAAAAACTATTTCAACAAGATAACACAACATTGCCAGACCCATTTGTAGTTGCAGAACCTGTAATAACAACAACTGATGAGTTAAGGGTATTAAATCAAGAAGCTATATCTGTTTTAATTGTAAATGCATCTAGTACAAATCCACAAGTTATAGATTTTGAAGTGCAAGCTAAAAAGTCAACTGATACTGATTTTATTAACTTAGGCAAATCAAGTGCTAATTTGTTTGAATTTGTAAATGTTGAAGATGATGCCATATATGATATTAGAGCAAGAAGTATATCTAGATTAAGTCGTTCTGGATATGTAACTAGTCAACATCAAGTAGTGGGAAAGACTGCTCCACCTCAAGACGTAACTGATTTTAGTGTTAATATAATAAATACTGAAGCACATCTAAGTTGGACACCAGTTACTGATTTAGATTTATCTCATTATCATATAAGACACGCTAGAGAAACAAGTGGAGCAACATATGCTAATGCAGTTGATTTAATAGCTAAAGTTTCACGACCTGCAAATACTGCCATAGTTCCTGCTATGACAGGCACATATTTTATTAAAGCAGTTGATAAACTAGGAAATGCATCTTTAAATGCAACAAGTAAACTAGCTATAATAGAAGATATTAAAAACCTTAATGCAGTTGCCACAAGTACACAAAATCCTAATTTTACAGGAACAAAAGTAAATACGGCAGTTGTTGATAATAAACTTCAATTAGATACAAGCATAAATTTTGATAGTTTATCTGGTAATTTTGATGATGCTAAAGGTTTATTTGATGGTGGTGGTGGTAATATATCAGCTAGTGGAACATATGAATTTGATAATTATGTTGACTTAGGTGCAGTTTATACAAGCAGAGTTACTGCTAATTTAAATGTTGTTAGAACAGATTATGTTAGTTTATTTGATGATGCATTAGGAAACTTTGATGCAAGAACTGGTGACTTTGATGGAGATGCTCAAGCATTTGATGATACAAATGTTGAATTATTAGTTGCAACAACTGAAGATGATCCATCAACTGGCTCACCAACATATACTGCATTTAGAAAGTTTTTTGTGGGTGATTATAAAGCAAGAGCCTATAAATTTAAGGTTAATATGACTAGTACAGATGCAGAAGCTACACATCAAATTACTGCATTATCAGTTACTGTAGATATGCCAGATAGAGTTGTATCTGAAACAGATATAGTTAGTGGTACAGGGTCAAAAGCTATTACATTTAGTCCATCATTTAAGGCACTACAGGGAGTTGGTATTTCTGCAAGTAACTTAACAAGTGGTGATTATTATGCTATAACAAGTAAAAGTGCATCTGGTTTTACTATTACTTTTTATAACAGTAGTAATAGTGTAGTGAATAGGACATTTGATTATGTCGCAAAAGGTTATGGTGAACTAGCAGCTTAGAAAAGGAAATGAAATGTCACAAAATGATTTTACTATTGCCAATCAGGGTTTCCCGGCTTTTAGAGCAGATTTAAATACTGCCTTACAAGCATTAGCATCAACAAGTAGTGGAACATCTGCACCATCAACAACATTTGCTAATCAGTTTTTTTACGATACATCTAACAATGTTTTAAAATTCAGAAATGAAGATAATGATGCATTTATAACAATAATGGGATTTGACCAAAGTGCAGACACCACAACTAATATTGTTTCAGATGCAACACAAACATTTACAAAAGCACAAATTCCATCAACTTATACAGGTTCTGGATTAACATTAGACTTTGACACATATCAAAATTTTATTTTAACTTTATCATCTGGCTCTAATTCTTTAGCTAATCCAACTACTGAAGCAAATAATGTTGGTCAGACAGGTGTTTTAATTATAGTTCAACCATCTAGTGGATCAGCAGGTACAATTAGTCTTGCATCAGACTATGAAAGTGTTGGTGGTGCAGGTTTATCTTTATCAAGTGCGAATAGTGCCTATGATGTGTGCCCGTATATAATTCGTGCAGATAATAGTATTTTGTTAGGAACGCCACAGATAGGGTTTGCATAATGTTTTCACCAGATCAATGGTTAGCAAGTACTGGAGTTGCATTCTATAATAATGTTGCTACACAGTCATTAAGGTTTGATGATGGCAGTAGTGCTTATTTAAGTAGGACTTTCAGTACACCTACTAATAACAAAATATGGACTTTTAGTACTTGGGTTAAAAGA